ACTACATCAATTTTTACAATGTACAAGATGCGGTAAAAGACCCTAAACCAAGATTGGAAGATACTACAGAGTTTGCAAATACACTTTTCGGAACATTTTTAAATGTAGATTATAGAGAATCAACAGCTAAAATGGTTTGTACTTACGCAGGTAAAGCTAGTGAACAACCTGATGTTAAAAGTGTTGACTTCAGATTTAGAAGTGATTCATTTGATTTGACTAGAGCAAGTGATAATCCCTTGGTTGAAAATCAAGTTGGTAAAAAAGATTGGGATAAATCAAATAGAGTAGTTGGATTTAATGTTGATATCGGTCCTCAAAATCAGGGTGTATTTAAAAACTTTAGTGTTGGTCAAAATTCATCTTTAGCAACATCAGAATCACTTCAGATTTTAAACCAAATGGCAAATCAAGGTGGAAACAGAGGTGGTGCAACACAAAGTGTATCCTTATATAATTTATATAAGAACAGAAGTTATACTTGTAATGTTGATATGTTGGGAAATGCTTTAATACAACCAACAATGTACTTTAATTTGAGAAATGTCCCAATGTTTAGTGGTTCATATTATATTACATCAGTATCTCACCAAATTACTGACTCTTCTTTTGAAACTAGTTTTGAAGGTGTTAGACAACCAGTACCAAATTTACCCAAGATTGATAATTACATACAAAATCTTAGAGCTAACTTGGTGAGTAAAATTACTGAATTGATTAAACAACAAAGTACTACTACATCTGGACAAGCTAATACAAATGTAAATAGTGTTACAAATAATGTAACTAAAAACATTGGAAACGCTGCTGCAATAGAAGTACCTAAAACCACAAACGAAACTTGTAAACCAATCACAAATTATAGTAATTATTCAAATGATTCGAATCCATTGATTTTAGAAATAACTTACAAATCTTTATTTGATGAAATAAGATTACAAAGTCAAAACTTGGGTTTAAATAATCAAAAAACAAAAGAAATGATTATTTTGATTTTTTATTGGTCGTTTGTATATTCATATGATGGTAAAGATAAGTTAAAAGTATTTGGTAACAATCCTGGGTTGATTTCAATAGACCAATACTGGGGTACAATTGGAAATCAAAAATATTTCTGTACTACCACAACAAATACAATACCTTACGTTGAATTCAATTCGATTACTGATTACGTTGTATTTTTAATTAACAGATGGAAAGACAGAGTACCAAGTATTTTGTCATCACAAATTATAAAGGTTATTGGTGAAACAACAACAAATACCCCAAGTATTGAAGGATTTGGAAGTTTACAAGAAGCTGGAAATTTATCAAAAGAGATTATAAAATTTTGTTATACTAATTCTTTTTCCGAGAGTCAGTCAGTTGGATTGGAAAGTTACAACAAAATAGTCAAAAGTTCAGATTATTTTACTTATAGCAGTTTATTAGGTACGTCTTTCATTATTACTTGGACACTAATTAAAGATACCAACATATAAATTTTTTTATTAAAACTTTATATTTATATAAAAACTAACAATATGAGTGTAAAATTAATTTTAGATAATTACTTAGGTAAAAATACTAGAACCTCTGAAAAAGATATGGGGGATGGTACTAAACAAGTTTGTGATTTAGACACTGGTGAATGTTACACAGTGAGAATGAAAGATGGTCTTATTGAAAGAGTTGATAATACAATGAGAACTCATAAAAAAATTCAAGTTGAAACAACAACAGGAATAAAACAACTATTAAATGGTTAATAATGAAAACTGACTTAAGAATTTTAGAAGAACTAAAGAGATATAATCAAATTAATAAATACATAAACGAACAAGAACTACCACCAGCACCAGGAGGAGAAGTTCCACCAGTACCTGGAGGGGAAATACCACCAGCACCAGGGGGAGAAGTTCCACCAGCAGGTGATGTTCCAGCTCCAGCTCCTGATACTGCAGCAGGAGCACCTGCACCACCAACAGCACCACTACCTGAACCAATTGACACAGAGTCCGACCCTGATGTTGAAAAATTAGGAGACGAAAAGAAAAAAGGTGATAAGGAAGAAATTGAAGTCACTGATTTAGTTAAAGGACAAAAATCTGTTGAAGAAAAACAAGATGAATATTTCGAAAGTTTATTCAACCATCTCAATGATTTGGAATCCAAATTAAATGCTATGGATGGTATATTAGATAGATTAAATTCTATTGAAACTAAAATTGAAAAATACAGAGTTAAAACACCTGAAGAAAAATTAGAACTTAGAACTTTAGATTCAGGTCCTTTTAACCAAAAATTAAGTAAGTTTTTTGAAGACAAGGAGGAGGAAATGGAAGCGAGTGGAAAAAATGAATATGTTTTAACCACAGACGAAGTTGAAAGTTATTCACCTAATGAAATTAAAAGAAGTTTCAGAGATTTTGGTGATACTGAGATGACTCCTGAAAATGACGTAAGTAAATTCAAAAAAATATATTAGAACTTAATTTGACAAACCCACGGCTGACACTTACTATTGTGTATAATATTTCTTAACAAAAAACTTTTTAAACATTATGGCGACAAATCCATTAGATGCTATTTTAGCTCAGTACGAACAATCACAAAAATCAGGTAGTAATACCAACAAAATGTCTCAAGATGAGAGAATGAAGAAATACTTCGCAGCTCTTCTTAAGGACAATGAAAAACAAGGACAAAAAAGATTAAGAATCCTTCCAACTACAGATGGAAGTTCACCTTTCAAAGAGGTGTGGTTTCACGAAATCCAAGTAGATGGTAAATGGCAAAAGTTCTATGACCCAGGTAAAAATGATAATGAGCGTTCTCCACTTACAGAAGTATATGAAGAACTTATGTCAACTGGTAGAGATGCCGACAAAGAACTTGCAAAACAATACAAGCCTCGTAAATTTTACATTGTTAAACTTATCGACAGAGATAATGAAAACGATGGAGTTAAGTTTTGGAGATTCAAACACAACTACAAAAACGAAGGTATCTTAGATAAACTTATTCCTATCTTTAGAGCAAAAGGTGATGTAACCGATTCTCAAAAAGGTAGAGATATTATCTTAGAGATGACCAAAGCAAAAACCCCAAAGGGTGCAACATATACAGTTATTCAAACTATTATGTATGATGACCCAGCTCCACTCCACGAAAACAAAGAAACGGCTGAAGGTTGGTTAAATGATGAACTAACTTGGGCTGATGTTTACTCTAAAAAACCAGTAGAATACTTGGAAGCTATTGCCAAAGGTGAAACACCAAGATGGGATAGTGAAAAGGGTGGTTATGTTTATAGTAACTCAGATTCAGGTGAAGTTGTATTAGGTGGTAAATCCACACCAACTTATTTGGATGATTCAGATGATTTCGAACCAAGTGGTGACCTTCCGTTCTAAAAATATTTTTTAACCCGAACCCCATTAACAAAGTGGGGTTCATTTTTAAATCCTAAATGAAAATTCAAATTAAAATGATTGATGCTCTTGCTCTAAAATATGAGAGTGAGATAGCAGAGGCTGAGGCCACCTTATTGGTTTATTTCTCTAATCCTGTTGGAATTGGTGAACATCCACAACACTTAGAAGAAATGGATAAGTATGTTGAGAAAATGGCTAATGCTAAAGACAAGTTGGAAACACTAAAAGAATTTGTAAAATATAATTTAAACAATGGCAATTAAGAAAACGGATTTCAGTAGTATTAAAAAGAAGTTCTCTACCTCAGCAAAGTACAAACAACAAAGATACTTTGACTTGGGTACTGAGTTCTTGGATGCTGTTGGATTACCAGGTCCTGCTGTAGGTCACCTAAATATGTTTTTGGGTCACTCTGATACTGGTAAAACAACTGCTTTAGTAAAAACTGCGGTAGATGCTCAAAGAAAGGGTATTCTACCTGTGTTCATAATCACAGAACAAAAATGGAGTTTTGAACACGCAAAATTGATGGGGCTACAATGTGAAGAAGTTGTAGACGAAGAAACAGGTGAAGTTGATTGGGATGGTTTTTATATCTTTAACAATAACTTCGAATACATTGAACAAATCACAGATTATATCAACGACTTACTTGATGCACAAGAAAAAGGTGACCTTGAATATAGTTTATGTTTTATGTGGGACTCAGTTGGTTCAATTCCTTGTAAAATGACCTTTGAAGGTAAAGGTGGAAAACAACATAACGCATCAGTTCTTGCTGATAAAATTGGTATGGGTATTAATCAAAGAATTTCAGGTTCTAGAAAAGCGGACTCAAAGTTTGAAAATACTTTGATTATCGTGAACCAACCATGGGTTGAGTTACCAGATAACCCCTTCGGACAACCAAAGATTAAAGCTAAAGGTGGTGAAGCAATATGGTTGAACTCTTCTTTGGTATTTTTGTTTGGTAATCAAAAAGGTGCTGGTACAACCAAGATTACGGCAACTAAAGATAAAAGAAGTGTTAAGTTTGCATCAAGAACTAAAGTATCTGTATTGAAGAACCATATTAATGGTTTGGGATATGATGATGGTAAGATAATTGTAACTCCCCACGGATTCTTATCAGGTAAAGATACAACTGAAGAAAAAGCTTCTATTGAAAAATATAAGAAAGAATACGCAGATTATTGGAAAGATT